GAAGATGTTTCCAGTAATACTGTTGGTGGTTATTTTCAAAATCCTGTTGGTAATGTTACAAAAAATATATGGAATATTGCAAATAATATTATTATAATAACAGGAGCTTATAATGTAGCAAATTTGTCTAATGTTATGAGTTCGGCTAATTCTTTGGTAGCTTCTTGTAATAGTTTTTACTCTCATACAAATAGAATTTCTGGTGTTTCGGGTATGGATTTGGATCAACCTACTTTACCAACATACAATTCAGTCATTGGTGTGAGTAAAATTGTCATGTTGATTGTAACCAAATCTGATAACATACAAAATAATGCTCCTATGATGGGTAATTTTACTAGTTTAACAATATCTAATAGTTTAAATGCTTCATATAATACAATAATTGCATATGCAAATACAATTGCAAACAGTATATCTTCTTCTTCAGATGGAGGAGAACCACCTACAATAACATATTCAAGTAATTTGACATCAAATCAAATATCAACAATTGCTAATAATATAAATGTTATAGTAAATCTTATGAATAATCGTAGAAACGGTGATGTGAACTTCTATTATAACTCACAAAACATTGTATCAAATTATAACCAACTCAAACAATTCTCAAGTCCAGGTCAAACCGAGTTGTATATATTAAATAATTATATTGGTACTGACAAGTTAAAGACCAGGATTAACTCATAAATAAAAGATGGCAACCATAAACAAGATATATTCCGACATAGATTTCGCTTTTACCAAGAAACCTGTGACGGCTGATGTTGCGTTAAGTTATGACGCTCAGGCGGTTTCTCGTTCCATTAGGAATCTGTTAAATACTCAAAACTATGACCGTTTATTCAATCCAGACCTAGGTTCTCAGATTACTGGTCTATTATTTGAAAACATATCTCCTATTGTGGCGTCCACGATGGAAACTATTATAACAAATCTGATTACTAATTATGAACCTAGAGCTAAAATACAAAGTGTCAAAGTGTCATCACAACCAGATTTAAATGCCTATAATGTTACGATAACATTCTATGTAGAAAATGCAACGCTACCAACAACAACAACAATTCTTTTAGAGAGAAACAGATAAAATGGCTGGTGCTAATTCACAAATTCTGATGACAGATTTAGATTTTAATACAATTAAAAACAATCTGAAAACTTACTTACAAAGTCAAGATACACTAAAAGATTATAACTATGAAGGCTCTGCGCTTTCTACATTGTTAGACGTTTTGGCTTACAATACACAATACAATGCCTATTACTTGAACATGGTTGCCAATGAAATGTTCTTGGACTCAGCAATTCAAAGAAGTTCAGTTGTTTCTCAGGCCAAGTTACTAAATTATATACCACAATCATCATTGTCTCCAGCAGCCACAATCAGATTTGTTGTAAACCAAGTATCTGCTGCATCATTGACACTTCCAAAGTTCACAACTTTCATGTCAGAAGCTATTGATGGTATTAACTATAACTTTGTTACAACCGACTCAACGACAGTTGCGGTTTCTGCTAATACAGCAACATTTCCTTCTGTAAGTATCAAACAGGGTATTCCGTCAACATTATCGTTCACGGTCAATTCTACATCAAATCCAAAATACAAGTTTAATATACCAGAAACAAATCTGGATACTACAACTTTACAGGTATTGGTACAACAATCATCTGCAAATGCTTCTTATCAAATCTACACAAAAGCAGAAAACTATCTTACATTAAACAGTTCATCGCTTGTATATTTCTTACAAGAAAGTTTAGATGGTACATATGATATTTACTTTGGTGATAATATACTCGGTAAACAACTAACCAACGGTAATATAGTAATAGTTTCTTATGTTGTTACATCAGGAACAGATGCGGCTGGTGCCAATAACTTTGTATTGATGGATTCAGTTGGTGGTTATGGAAATACGGCTATTACACCAATCTCTGCTGCAACAACAGGCTCGGTGAAAGAAACAATCGATTCTATCAAGTTTCAGGCACCTAAGGCATATTCAGCACAGAAACGTGCGGTAACCAAAGAAGATTATATCACAGTCATTCAACAAAATAATTTAGGTTATGCTTTTGATGCAGTGAATGTGTGGGGTGGTCAAGAGAACTCGACACCAGTATATGGTCAAGTATTCATCGCTGTTAAACCAGCAGGTGCTTATACATTAACAGCTACACAGAAACAAAGATTGATTACTGATGTTATTAAACCAGTTTCGGTGATGACAGTAGAACCAACATTGGTTGATCCGGATTATACTTATATTCAGATGACTGCAAATGTGTTGTATGATACAAAGAAAACAAACTTAACATCCGCACAGATACAGTCTGCGGTAAAAACAGCAATTAGTAATCTAGCTATCACAAATCTAAACACATTTAATTCTACATTCTCAGCAACAGATTTCACAAATGCTATTGCTGCTGTGTCGAATTCAATTATTACTAATGAGATTACTGTTAAATTACAGAAAAAATTCTATCCAAATTTAACAACACCATCTACTTACAATCTATACTATGGTACATCATTAGAACGTGGTATGTTCCAAAGTGGTGTAACAAGTTCTCCATCCGTACAATTTAGAAATCCATTAAACTTGGCCAACATCATTGATGGTGTTTATATTGAAGAAGTTCCAACATCTACTGGTGGTTTAGAATCCATTGCTATTATTAATCCTGGTTATGGTTATCAGTTTACACCAACAGTCACAATACTTGGTGACGGTACAGGTGCTACTGCTGAAGCAGTTATTACAAGTTCTGGTTCAATCCGAGCAATTAATGTGTTGACTGCTGGTACAGGATATACAAGTACTATTGTACAGATTACACCAAATGCCGCTGATACAACTGGCGCTCTTGGTGCTGCTACTGCCACATTGATTGGTCGTTATGGTACACTCAGAACATACTACAACGATTCACAAAATGTTAAAACAGTATTCAATAATAGTATTGGTACGATTGATTATGTTGAAGGTATTGTTACATTGAATTCTTTTGGTCCAATTCAGGTCAATAATGATTTAGGACAATTAACAATCACAGCCAAGCCAACCACAACAATCATTTCATCTTCATATAATAGAATTATTACAATTGATCCGTATGATTCTGGTGCAATCGTTGTTAATGTGACAGCCAAAACAACATGATAGCAAACGGCCAAAACACCTCGATACTGATATCATCACAGCTTCCTGAATTTGTTCGGGATAATCCCGACTATGCGAATTTTAATCTGTTCTTGACCGCTTACTATGAGTGGATGGAACAGAATGGTAAAGTAACAGAGAGAACCAAGAATCTTTTAAATTATAAAGATGTTGACCAAACAACTGATGAATTTTTGGATTACTTCACAAATGATTTCTTACCATATTTTCCAAAAGATATATTAATAGACAAACAGAAAGCAGTTAAGTTTGCTAGAGAATTGTATCAAACCAAAGGTACACCGGCATCATATCAATTTCTTTTTAAAGTACTTTATAATTCTGATTTTGATATATTTTATACCAAGGAGGCTGTTCTCAAAGCATCTTCTGGTACTTGGTATGTAGCCAAATCGTTAAAACTAGCATCAACCAATTTAAACTTTTTAAATATTGCCAATTATAGGTTATTTGGTGAAACAACCAAATCTATTGCAACAGTAGAGACTGCTGTAGTTGCTGGCACTAAAATGGAAGTATTCATTTCAAATATTGAAAGATTGTTTGAATCGGGTGAATTTGTTCGTGTAGTTAATAATGCCAATCAAGATGTCTTGTTTAGTGGCCAGCCACTCAGAGCAAAAATTGTAGGTCAAATTAGCCAACTAAGAATTGATCCTAAAAATAGAGGTTTATTATATCAGGTAGGTGACCCTGTAGTTGTCTATGGTGGGTTAAATTCAAATACAGGCATCGGTGCTACTGCTGAAATTTCTGAAACAACCAAAGGTTCTATACAAAGTATTGGTGTAATAACGAGTGGTTATGGATATACATTCTCACCAAATACACAGATTGTTATTTCACCAACATATGGAGCTAATGCAACGATTGGTTCTTTGGATCCAGATTATAGAAAAAGATCCAATGTTGCTTTGATACCTATCGATTCAATAGGATTAAAAAAAGATATTTTAATTGGAAATACAAATTATTTTTTCTCAAATATTGCAACCTCAAATGCCAATACAACTTTAGCAAATGCTTTAACTTTCACATCACTTACAACATATCCAATTTCTTCTGTGATTGTTAATAATGGTGGAGGTGGTATTACAGTTCCACCATTAGTTACAGCAGAATCAGATTATATCACAGACATTGGAACATATACAGATTTAAAGCTTTTAGGTATATTAGCACCAATACAAATTACTAATGGTGGATTAGGTTATCAAGCAAACGACAAGATTGTGTTTACGGGTGGAAGTGGCCTAGGTGCCGCTGCAAATGTGATTACAGTTGCAGCAAATGGTGCAATCACAAACGTAGCTTATGTTGCTGCTCAATCATATTATCCTGTTGGTGGTATGGGATATTCAACTAGTTATTTACCAGGAGTAACAGTCAATTCAGCGAATGTATCGGCATCAGGTGCTGTATTATATGTACCGGGAATTCTAGGTGATGGTGCCACATTCTCTATTGTTACAGACCGTGCTGGTTCTATTACAACAATTAATGTTATTGATCCAGGTGAAGATTATATAACAACACCAAATGTATCAATAAAGGTACAAGATATTGTGGTATCTAATGTTTCAATCATTAATTTGCCAACTAAAGGTGATACGATTTATCAAGGCGCAAACATTAATGTGTCAACTTATTTGGCAACAGTTGATTCTACTGCGGTGTTGCAAGTTAATGGTGATCCAACACTTTCATTGTTTAGATTGAGGGTATTCAACTACAATTCTAATCCAGACTCAACTAAATTATTGAATATTGATAAAAATATTCACATGGTTATGGCCAATACACAGTATGATGCATCATATAATTCTAATGGTTATAAAAATTACGGTGATGGTACTGCCAAAGGCACAGCATCATTCTTGAACGGTCTTGTGATTAGCCAAGGACAATACCTGACTACACAAGGACAACCAAGTTCGTTTGACGTTCTACAAAGCACAATCTATAATAATTTTACATACCAGATTACAGTAGAAAAAGAAATTGCAAAATATAGAAGTGTATTGTTGAAATTGTTACATCCAACTGGTATGAATATAATTGGTCGTAACGCTCTGAAATCAAATACAAGTTATAGTTTCCATGGTTTTGAAGCCTTGAATCAAGGTCACACATTACAATATTACACAAATTATCCAGCATCTGGTGTCACAATGACAACAGACTTTACTAATAAAAGTAATAATATTATATCGTTTAATAACCTTACTGGTTCAAATATTGCTAATTATATCTTTACAAGTAATTCTAGTATTACAATCACACCAACAAATGGTCCAAATGTACACGCTGAAATTGTTAAGGTTGATACAACATCAAATACAATTACATTATCAAGCAATATTTGGTTAACTTTTGCAAATGTTGCATATATTAGTGGTAGAAGTGGAAACAGCATTATAAATATATCATCATTGACTGGTTCCTATGATATTATTAATAATGGGAATTACAGTAATACAAGGTATCCTTTGATGGATATTGTATATGTTGGTGATACAATTAATATTGCTAATAACCCAATATTAACCG